CGGTTTCACCTTGGTACTGGTTTCCGCCTTACTTTAGGGAATCAAGACTACATTGTTACCGCTACTCATGTGTTCAAACACACTGAGTTTGTGCGCGCTATGTTCGGCAACGGGAAAATCTTTACTGTAGACCAACTTATGCCGTTGGAATCGGAAGTCAAGTCGTTTTCAGACGTGACTTTCATCCCTGTTACTAAAACGGGATGTGCTCAGCTCATGGTTCCTAAGTTTAAGAATTGGTCTGTTCTGCGCGCTAGTGTGGTGCAAACGATAGTATGCCGTGATGAGATCAGCGAAAGTGTTGGTCAAGTCTTGGGTCCTGCAGATCCACTCGGAAGAGAGTGGGTCTTCGGGGCACGCGTACGCTCCCACACGAAGCCAGGAGATTCTGGTTCACCTGTCCTCACTCATGGAGGACAAGTAGTCGGGGTCCATGTAGGCAATGACGGTACTTCAAACATCGTTATTGCTTTGGATCCTGTTATCAGAATTCTTTTCAAGAAGGAACTGGTTGAGAATACCGAGTCTGCCAGATTGGATTTCGATTCAGTCTGGAAACATATAGACACGGACACTTTCTTTTCCTCGAAAGGCAAATCCAAGCGGTTTGCTGAGTACGGAAATATCAAAGTTGTTCTTGACAAATCTGGACACTACACTTTCAATGAGAGTGAATATGTTCAGAGTTTGTTAGATAACGAAGGATGGGGAGATAGGGATTCTGATGAAGAGTCTCTACCCGACATCGAATTCGAGTCTAGCACAGGTACACACATAGCGGATTTCTACCAGGCCCCCAAGGTACGGGGGCTCTTGAAATCACCTGGTGTCCCCCTTCGCAAGAAGAAGATGAAGGACTCATCCTCCACGGAACACTCCCCGACCTTGCAAGAGGTGGAGGAGCCCGTAAACGAGTCCCCCTCTCCCCCGAAGTCGTCGCCGCCTTCCCTGACATTGGAGAATTTCGCTATCCTCCTAAGGGAAGCTCAAGCGCACTTCGATCGGCTCTCGAACTCGCAGTCTGTAAAGAAACAGCAGAACGCCCCCCCGGCGCCCCGCACGTCCTCAAACAACACAACGTCATCCCGTCGTACAAAGTCGAAAAGTTCTTCGAAACATTAGACCCAGACGATGCACGTGACTTAGTGTCAAGATCCTTAGATCAGGTACAACGCCAATCCAACCCTGGGTTTCCGTATAACCGAGGATTTTCGACAAACGCGGACGCCATAGAGGGCTGTCGTGACCGAATAATTGCTTTGGCAATAAAACGATTATTCATGATGGCTACTGGCAAATGTCCAGATGATCCCCGTCTCATCGTTGAAGAAGGATGGAGAGACCCTGTCTCTCCTTTCATCAAAGACGAACCCCATCCCGAAAGGAAATGGTCTAAAGGTAAATGGCGGATTGTCACATGTGTCAGCTTAGTTGACCAGGTTGTGGAACGATGTATCTACGGACGTGTCGTTTACGCAGTCAAGAGTCAATACCCCTCTAGTCCTGCTGTTATTGGTATAGGTTTCACCGACGATATGGCTGAAGACTTTTCCGAAGAAATTCGACGCAAATTCACTAAGCCAGCGTCCAATGATATTTCTGGTTGGGACTCCACTTTAGGTGGTAGTTACATCCGTCGAAATGGAGACTACGTCTCTGAATCGGCACATGAAGCACCACGGGCGTATACCGTCGCTGTTCGCAATCACTTAGTTTGCAACGTGAACCCGCTTTTCATCGTCAAGACAAATACCCAGTCTTTCTTGTACTCAAGGAGGGCGTCTGGAGGTATGCTCTCTGGCTGCTATGTTACAACCCTATTCAACACCTTGTGTCGTTTAGACGTAGCATATTTGGCTGGAGCTTCCGAAGTTAAAGCGGCCGGTGATGACACGGTTGAGGAACATGCCGATCCCTTAGGGGTCGTCGAACGTTACTCCCGTTTAGGATTTGAAGTCCGATTTGAGCCTCACAGCCCAACGTCCTTTGAATTCTGTTCTCATCGATTTTCGTTGATAAAAGAACCTATTTTCTTTTCAGGATGGAGAAAATCCTGTCTTAGGTTCTTTCTCAATGGAAAGTTTGATCCAGAACGAGTCATGGCTTTGTTTCATGAAATTCGTAACAACCCTGAGCAATTGAGGTTGGTAAAGGATCTATTGCAACAGACGTCACCTGATGCCGCCAAATGTCTCATAGGGTGGGATGAGACAAAACCTATTATAGAATGACAAGAAGGAAGAACAAGAACAAGAGTAAGACTAAAACGTCAGCTCAATCATATGGAAAACCAACAGCTCATCCAAGAGGCCCTCCGAAGGGCCCAAGAAGAGCGGGAAAGTCTAAGGCAGCTCTTTGTAAGAAGATCTGTGACGGATGCGATCCC